CCCCCCGCCGCTCAACCCGGGATCGAGTACCGGGGAGCGGCGGGGGGCTCTGGGTGGGCCGGCCTGGGGGGAGGCCGGCCCGTCTCAGGTGAACAAGGGGCTCATGAAACGAAACGTAAGCCGGCGCATTGTGTGGCCAACGATTGGTGAGGAGATCGCCGTTCGTGCGGCAATGCAAGACCGCCGGGTTGACGTCGACTGGCTAGGGAGAACCCTCCGCCCGGAGGACTACCAGCTCTACGTACCCCAATGCCAGCACAACTCTTTCGCTGTGTGGGCCGCAGTCGAGCTGTACGCCCTGGGCTGGAGTCTGAGGGACATCGGAGAAGAGCTCGGCGTCGCCTTCGGTGCCGTCCGGTGGTGGATGATTCAAATCGGGCATCCCCGACGCCCGGTAAAGCGCGGACGCAACAGGCGCGGTGGGAGCAACAGGAAGCAGGGTGTCTGCCAGTGCTGTTCAGGCTGCCGGTCGAAGCTCTGCCGTGTTCCGGACCGCGTACACCAGGGCCGCGCCGAGGCCGGCGGTGACGAGCTGCCACCACGGGGTCGGGCCCGCGTCGGTGACGAGGTTCGCTGCGGCGGTGAGGCCGGCCATGATGGCGGCGACGATGAACTTGGTCACCGACGCGCCGGGCACGTTGGGTGCGGCGAACACCGCGAGGGCGGCGGCGATCGCGGTCAGGATGTTGATCCACTCCACGCTGTCGATGGTCTGGTCGCCGGTGAGCGCGGCGACGACGGCTGAGGCACCCGCGGCCAGGATCGCGGCGGCCGCCTTCGCGTACATCACTGCTTGCTCCCGTAGATCATCAGCGACGAGGACGGGCCGGTGCACACGTAATCGAAGCTGATGCTGTCGCAGCCTTCGGGGACCTTCCATTGGTAAGGCTGGTCCTTGGTGATCTTGTCCATGTGGATCGGCGCCTGGATCTTGTTGAAGTACAGGTTGAGATCCTCAATGTCGTGGTAACCGGCGGACAGCTCGAACCACGTGCCACCCATCACCACGGCACTGTCCACAGAGGTCTGGATGGCACGGTGGTGATACTGGCGGCTGTCGCTGGCGGGGTATTCGTGATCGATGAAGTGGCCGGCCATCTCTTCCTCCTTGGGGGGTGACGGCTTCCGGGCGGCGGTCAGGTGCATGAGGACGTCGGCGCAGCGGCTCTCTGACGCGACGATCTCGAAGTGCATGGGATCGGTCCGGCCGCTGTAGTCCCCGCCCCAGCGAACACAGCCATTGGTGGCGCGGATGATGGCGCGGATGGTGGCGACCTGGGTGGCGCTGAAGCTGGCCAGCGGCGGGGTGCCGAGTGGGTGGCGGGTGGCGTTGAGGTCGATGGCTGTGCCGGAGCTGTGGTTGGACAGCTGGGTTCCGCCACGGATGGGACGTTCGGCGTAGCCCCAGTCGTCGAGCTGGCCGGGGTCGATGTCCTCTACGCGGGCGTCAAACTGAGCGGCGACCCACAGCAGCAAGTCTCCCGCGGGTCCTTTTCGGACTCGGACCTTGCGTGAGGTGCCCGGGATCTGGCGGGTGCTGGTGGCGTTGATGTCGTTGGCTGAGTAGCCGTTTTGGGAGACCGCCATGACTCTCACTTCCCGATCTGGGCGCAGTCCCTAGGCGCGTACGTCTTTTCCATGTAGGCCCGGAAGTCGGCGAGCTGCCTCTTTCGGTCCGGGGTCTCGTTTTCGGGCTGCTTCGCGGCCACGTCGAGGATGTAGTTCCAGAGTTCACGGCTGGTTTGGCGCGCGACGTTGCTGCTGTTGCACGTCTCGATCTGGGAGTTGCGGTTCGCGGTCGCGAGGTTGTTGGCGTCGCGGGCCTGGCCGGCGACGATGACCACGACCACGGTGAGGACGACGTCCAGGAGCAGCGACACGGCGAGGGCCCAGATGTAGTGCCGGTTCTGCTTGCCGTATGTGCGCAGCGCGCGCATTTCGCCGCCCAGGTTCTCCATGGACTCGTTCAGGCGCAGTGCGGCGGCGAGAGTTGCCTGCCGTTGGGTGGGATCAGTCATTTCTCTTCTGTCCTGTATGCCGACTGGAGCATGGAGCTCATTTCCTTTACGACGCCGTCCAGCTCTTCGAGGATGAGGTCTGCACGTGCCGTGAGTCGGGCAACCTCGGCATCCTGCGAAGCTGTCCGGCTAGGACCTGCGTTCCGCTCCATGAATCGCCGATTCCATTTCATGGCTTTTCTCCCACGAAGCTATTCAGCCTTCGAGCCATCTCGCTCATGACTTCATGGAGTTCATCGAGGAGCCGGCTCGCCCTCTCGGTTATGGCTTGAACTTCATCCGGGGTGTATTCACGGCTGACGTTTGGGTCGTCGCCGCTTTTCGGGGGCGGCATGCGTTCCTTCGTTCGTTCGGATGATCTCCTGAAGGATCGGGATCATGGCCTGCAGTTGCTGGAGTTGCTGCAGCACAGGGAGTAGAGCGCGGGTGGTGGCGATGAAGTCCCCGACGACGGGAAGCAGCTTTTCCTGGAGGACCCGCGCCATGGCGTCGCGTTGGGCGTCCGCGAGTTCCTTTTCTTTGATGATCCGGTCACGTTCCTGAAGGAGCTTGTCCACGGAAGGTTTCGTCCAGAATGCGCCCACGAGAAGCCCGAAGACAACGAGTCCGAGTACGCCGTAGTTGATCCACGTCGTGACGTCGTTGATGTTGGCAGACTCCGCGGCGATGTTCATATCGCCGAGATGTATTGGAGGTGGATCGACGATGGGACACCGAGTGACGCTTGAAGCAGGGTCCCCGTTCCGCTGGTGAAGACGCTCCAATACACCGAATCCCCCGCATAGAGCGAGACGCGGGGGTTGATCGCGTCGAGAGTGGTGCCTTCGGGGGCGCCGGTGCTCTTCGCTGTGGCTGCCGCCATCGACGGGTCCACCGAGTCGGGGGCCTGGTGTACGTGGGCGGCGAGGGAGTCGCCGGCGCCGGCCCCGGCGATGGTGACGTGGTAGTGGATCGAGTAGTAGCCGTCGGTTTGGGCGACGAAGCGGGGCGGAACGGCGAACTCGTCGAACCAGCCCAGATCGACGGAGACGCCGGGGCGGGCAAAGACGCTGTCCCGGTAGAACGCCCACTGGGTCACGAAGTTGTCGCCGCTGGCCAGCGGGACATCCTCGACCATCCGCGATTCCGAGTAGGCCGGCCCCGCGGCTGGTACGCGCTTGGCTTCGGCGATCTGCTTACGGAGGTCGTTTATCTGCTCGGCGAGGGTGCCGGACCCGGGGAGCGTCACAGCACCTCCAGGGTGGATTCGACCTCAAGGGTGATGGTCGCGTCGGTGTCGCTGCTGAATCCGACGATGCGGCGCCGGTACAGTCCGTCGGGGATCCACGGGTGCCGGGACACGCCGAAGAGGACGGCGTCACCGAGCCCGATTCCGCCGATCACGGCGTTCGGGTACCAGGACTGTTCGGTGCTCTCGATCCGGATGCCGCATTTCCACGTCTCCGTGGGGGCGGCGAATTTCGCCAGGTCCGCCGTGGCGTAGTTGTTGAGGGTGGACAGCTCCACGGCGGTGGTGTGGTCGGCGTCGACGAAGTCGGCGGCGGGGAACCCCAAGCCGGTCAGGGTCGGGTCGGTGGCGTAGCCGACGATGAGCGCGCGTTCCGCGCCGCTGCCGCGGGCCCACACCGTGGTGCACGGCGACGCGGCCCCGTTGACGTCGACGTCGATGGCGCCGAGGGCGCCTCCGTAGTCCCAGACTGCGGGGGCGTAGGGGTAGCCGAGCTGCCCGCTGGAGTTCCGGGCGACCCTCATGGCCCAGGACACGGACGTGCCGGTGTCGTCGAGGCTGGGCGCGAAGTCCATTTCGGGGCCGGCGTCGTTCTTGGCCAGGTCGGTGAGGCGGTCCCACACGGTGGCCAGGTCGTAGCCGAGGTAGTTGCGGACGTGCCCGACCGAGGTCACGGGGGTGGGAATCTCGATGGGCAGGGCGTAGCCGTCGCCGGCGACGGAGTTGGCGACGATTTGCAGCGCGATGTCCCCGAGGGTCTGGCCCTGCAAGCTCAGGTCGTTGTTGACGTGGACGATGTTGTGGGGTGGCCCGTCGAACTTCCGCAGCACCCGGCGGTCGAGTAGCCCCTGGATTCCCGTGCCCGAGACGCTGAGGTTGCGGGTGTGCTCGTCGTACTGGTACGTCGCGACCGGTCCGCCCTGCATGACTTGTTCGTCGTGGAGAACGAGCCAGCTGTATTTCCCCGCGGAGGTGTAGGTGTGCAGGTCCAGGGCGGCGTTGTCCCGATCGTCGGGCAGAACGTTGATGGTCCAGGAACCCTTGTCCGTGACCTTCCGCGAGAACGACGGGAGGTCCCGCGGTGACACGTCAGCGACGATTACTCCGGTGATGGTCTCCGCGATCAGTGTCCGCCAGGTTCCCATCACACCGCCGGGGGCTGGTTGGTGGACGGGAAGACCAGGCAGGACAGCACGTTGTGGTTCGCCTCGGCCCCGGTGTTGCCGTAGAACCCGAAGCCCTCGGACGAGCTGTGGCTGACGCGGATCGCTGCGAGGAGAACGATGTCCACCCCGGCCGTGAAAGGCCCGTAGTGCATCGGGGGCACGCCGACGACGTGATCGGTGTCGCCGGAGGCGCCGAAGGAGTCGAACCGGACCCAGTTGACACCCGGTCCGCCCACGGACCCGACAGCGATGACGAGGTCGGCGGCGCAGTTGGCGGAGATGGTGATCTTCGCGCGGGCGGTCGGGTACACGAAGAACGGGACACCGGGGTACGGGATCGTCACCCGGCACAGTTCGGCTGCCGTCCCGTATCCCGGGAACCAGGAGAATCCGCCCTCGGGCGCAGTGGCGTAGTACCTGATGCAGTTCATGACGCCGCGCCAACCGGTGTCGCTGCCGTAGTAGATCTGGTGCTGGAAACCCGGCGCGTACACGAAACGCTGGTCGCCGGGGTACGCCCCGGCCTCCAGGAACGCGGAGCTGGTTGTCTTCGCGTCGTTGCCGTAGAGCGACCGCATTCCGCCGCGGGCCACCAACCCGGGTCCACGCAGGTCGGTGATCATCGACGTCGTGATCGTGGCGGTGTCCTTGGCGACGAGGACGGCCGCGAGGGGGTGCCACCCGTTGGTCGGCTCGGGGGTGGGTTGGACCGGCGTCCCGGTGGTGGGGTCGCCTTGCCAGACTTCGACGGTGAACTTGCGTTCGCCGCTTTCGCTGGCGATGGCGGTGTTGTAGTCGTCGTAGACCCGGGCCACCACGAGGTCGATTCGGTTGGTGGTCGGGCTGGCGGCGGCCAGGGTGAGGGTCGCTCGACTGTCCAAAGCGCACATGTACGCGCCCTGGCCGGGTGAGTTGATGACCGCGTTGCCCATCTCGACGGTCACCGCGAAGGCGCCACCGGTGGCCGGCTGAACTTTCATGGCCATATGGCCGGGGGTGCCGGAGCTCGCGGAGTCCCCGGAGGCCATGACGCCGCTGCGGAAGTCGATATAGGACAGGTTGGGACGCGGCATGAGGACCGAGTCGAGGGCCAGCCGTGCGTCAGTGAGGCCGATGCGGCTCTGCACGGCCCACGGGTCGTAGGCGGATTGGACAACGGAGCCGAGGGCGACCATTACGCCTCCTCGGGGAACGTGCCGGTAACGGGACGCAGGCGGCTGGCGCGGAGCACGGCATCGCTCATTGGGGTGGTGCCGTTGAGAAGCCAGTCGCCGACGTGCAGTTGGTAGTAGCCGTACCAGCGGACGATTTCGCCGTCGAGACGGGCGCCGGTGTCGGAGCCGTAGGCGCGGTTGATGCGGTCGATGAACCACTGCGCTTGGTCGACGTCGGTGTACCGGACGCAGTCACGGGTATCAACGACCTGGTAGTAGACCGGCGGGTCCGGCTGGTCGGAGTACGTACCCACGCGTTCTCCCTTGGTGTGGTTGACGTTTGCTTAGAACCAGCTAGTCCGGTAGCTGGCTTGGACGTAGCCCCCGTCGGTGACGGCGCCGGAGTGTGAGAGGCCGACGGTGAGTTCCCCGGGAACCCCGCCCTTGGCCGCGGGTACGAAGAACTCGTCGAAGTGGGTGGGGAACATGGAGGCGCGTACGGAGTACAAGCCGCCGTAGAGCACGCTCGGGGCGGCGGGGTCGACGACGATGTAGCGGCCCGCGGCGAGCGCGTTGTTGTACCGCATGGTGAACCCGGTGTTGGTGGTGAGCACCGGGATGTTCAGCGGACCGTAGAAGGTGTAGACGGGGCTGGCCGGTGCGGTTCCGGGGTTGCTGAGCGTCATGAAGCCGGACCCGGAGAACGTCCCGAACTGGAGGCCGTCAGCGGGGGCGCCGGAGCCGAAGAACAGGCCGGGGTCGGTCTCGGGTGCAACCACGGTGGTGAAGTCCAGTCCGTCGCCGTCGTCTTGCGGCAGGCCCGCGGTCCGGGTTTGCACGACGTCGGCGTACTTGCGGGGATCCGGCGCCACAAGCTGAAGCGAGAATTCGATCCCGGGCTCGCTGACGATCTCCAGTGGTGTGCAGATGATCGCGTCGTCGAGGAACACGTCGAGGCACATTGGACCGAGCTCGGAGTAGCAGGTGAGCTTGCCGGGCTTTGTTGGGTCGGACAGGATCCCGAGAAGGTTCGCCTCGGCTTGCCGCAGGGCGGTGAAGCTGTCGGCGTACATTCGGCCGGTGAGGCTGACGATGCGTTCCTTTTTCCAGCCGGGGCTGCGGTAGGCGCCGTGCCGGTTCAATCGCGGCGTCAGGTCGGCGGCCGGGGCGGGGGTGCCCCAGAATCCTTCCTCTTTGGTCAGGATCCATTGCACGCCCGCCGAATCGCGGACGTTGGGGCTGTAGTGGAAGGTGATGTCTTCGAGGGTCCAGACGGTGCCCTGCATGGCCCTCCTTACAGCCGGGTCCCGATGGCGAGGCGCCGATCGATGACGCTCGCGATGTGCTCAGGGGACGCGTCGGTCTTGGCGTTGACGGTGATGTTGCGGCTGCCGCCGCGGTCTATGCCGGCGATGGTGCGGATGTCCTGCCACTGCTGCGCGGTCAAGACGGCCTCGGGCTTGCCGGTGTGGTTGGCGGTGACGCTCATTCCCGGCGGCATCCACCCACCGTCGTCGTACCAATGCGGACTGCGGGACAACCACTTCGCGTACGCGGCGGCCGGGCTGCCGTAGTCCGGCCGGCTCTTGATGTACCCCAGCCCCCAGAGGATCTGGGTCGCGGGGTTGGTGCGCCAGTCCGGCCCCTGCGACGCCATCTTGTCGCCGGGGAGCGCCTGCGGGATGCCGTAGGCGCCGGAGCTCTTGTTCAGTGCCTGGTAGTTCCAGCCGGATTCGCCGTTCCACAGCGCGATCAGGGGCGCCATCTGCTCTTGGCCCCAGCCGAACCGGCCAAGAGCGCCGCGGGCGAAGTTCTGCGCCGCGTCCACCGCCGGTCCCCCGCTGACGGTGTTGGCGGCGAGGCGTTCGGTGGCGAGCTTCTGGAGCCGGTCCGCGGCGTAGGAGACTTCGCCGCCGCCGTGCTGGGCCATGATGTTGCCCGGGTAGCGCCCGAGGATGTCCCGGACCATGGCGCGGGTGTCGGTGAAGGCGCCCGCGACGAGCGCGGCGGGGTCGAACGTCCCGCCGCCGGAGACGAATGTCCCCCCGGCCAGGGGCAGGCTCGATTGGACGGTGAACTGGCCATCGTCGGCGCCGTGAGCATCGCCACCGAAGCGGACGTGATCACCGGTGCTCTCGGCGTTGACCCCGCCCAAGGTGCCGGCGGTGTGCACCGAGCTGGCGCCCAGCGCGAACGCGCTGGACAGCCCTCGGACGAAGCCGGGCCACGGTTCGGACGCGGCGACGCCGAGCCGCTGGTAGGGGTTGGTTTCGCCGCGCAGGACGTTGGTGATGGCCGACATGAAGCCGGAGCAGTCGTAGCCGTTGGGGCCGACTCCTCCCCAGATGTAGGGCTTGCCCTGTTGGGCGGAGGCGAACAGCTTCGCCCGCGCGACGATCGCGTTGAGCGCGCTGCCGGTGTCGGCGACAAGGCCGCCCTTGGCGTAGCCGGCCGCCTGGAGCGCTTCGGCCTTCCGGCCTCGCAGGGCCTCCAGGAACGGGAGGATCTTCCGGGTCAGGTCGGCCGGCAGGACGTATTCGCCGTTGGACAGTCGCGCCAGGATGCTGTCCGAGGTGCCGGTTCCGGGGCCCTTGACCGGGCCGCCTTCGGAGAACGGCACGGGGACCGGGTTGAGGTGGTGGTTCAGCCCGAACGAGGAATCGAGGTAGTTCCACGCGCTGATCAGACCGGCGTTCAGCGGTCCGGTGAGGATGTCCCGGGTGGGGGCCTGCGCGTACCCGCGCATCTGGCTCCACGAGGTGTTGACCCAGCTCGCCGTGTTCTGGAACGCCTGCCCGGTCAGGTTGAGGCCGGCGCGCAGCACACCCAGCTGGCCGGTGATCTGCGCGACCGAGCTGGCGGTGGCGGCGACCATGGCGTTGGTGGTGGTCGCCACGGTGGTGCTGGTCGTCCAGTACTCGGTTTGCAGCGGCGCCAGCGCGGTGCGGAGCAGATCCACGGCCGGGACGACGGCGTTGGTGAGCTCGTCGACCTGGGGAGCCAGGGCTGAGGTGGTGTAGGCGATTGTCGCGGCCTGGAGCGCCGCGAGTGCCGTGGCGAGGACGTCGGCGGCCTTGGCGGCGTCGGCCATGGTGTCCGCCGAGGCGGCGGCATCCGGCGTCGTGGCACTGGAGGACGGTGCGGTAGCCGACGATCCCGGAACGGCCACCGCACCGCCAGCAAACGCTAGCAACGCCCCGCGAGCGAGCGGCGAAAGGGCATAGCCCATCCGCTTCGCCGTCTCGGCGAGGATTGCCAGAGACCGTGCAGACTTGTTGATCGGAATGAACGCCTCGTCGCCCGAAGCCCGGTCGCCGATGACGCGCATCGTGTTCGGCGGGACCACGGCGGCGACGTCGGCGGACATGGGGGTGAGCCCGCCGTTGCCGTAGAACTCGATGATCCGGCCGATGGCGTTGACCATCCGCAGGTTGGTGCCGAGGATGCGGGTGTCGCCGTCGACGCCGGTGTAGCCGATCTTTCCCGAGCCGGTGAGGAACGGGTGCAATTCGATGCCGCTGTTGCGGGCCTTGAAAGCATCCAGATCGGCTTGCGCCTTGGCGGTGGCGATCGCCATTTCCAACGTGACGGGCCGGCCGTTGTTGTGCGCGATGAAGTCGTCGGCTTGCTGCTGGCCGATGGCGGTGTTGGAGAAGACCTTGAAGGTGCCGTCCGGCAGCTGGACGATGTGGTACCCGAGCTGGATCAGCGACTGCTCGGCCAGGCCGGTGAGGGCATCGACCTTCACCGGCACTTCCGGCGGCAGCTGCTGGAGCGACGCGAGAACGTTCGACACTTGGTCGGAGGCGGTCTTGTCGCCGGCGAGCAGGATCGTGGTGGCGATGTCGGGCGGCACCAGGTTGTAGAAGCCCAGGAGCCGCTTGATCTGGTCCTCGGTGAGGCCATTGGCCTTCAGCGCGTCGTGGATCCGTCCCAGATACGGGTCCATGGCGTCGAGGGCAGCCTGGTACGCCTCGGGCATGCTCTTGCCCATGGCCTTGGCCTGGTCGAACGCCGCCTTCCCGGCGGCGGCGAGGTCGCCGCCGAGGTCCTTCACCGTGCGCCGCAGGTCACTGCCGGCCTGGCTGGTGGTGTCGATTTCGCCGCTGGCGGCGATGAAGCCCTTGCGGAACGAGATGACGTTGCCCGCCGCGTCCTTGAACCCGTCGAGGAGGGTCCGGAGGTCACCGTTGATCTTGTCGACGGCTTCGCCAGCGTCGGGCGTGCGGCCCTTGAGTTGGTCGAGGAAGTCGAGGACGGCTCGGCCTTGGGTACCGACGTCCTGGGAGGTGTCGGCGATTTCGGCCAGCTTGTTCTTGAATTCGGTCGCCGCCGCCTTGGCGGCCGTCATCGAATCGGCGACCTTCGTGGTGTTCGCGCCCGTCTCCCCGAGCGCGGTCGCGAGGTTCTTGTTGTCCTGGACGGCGTTCGCGAACGTTCCGCCGACCTGATCGACAATGTCGAGAGTCTGCTTTGCGGTGAACCCGAGATCGTCGTAGGCCATCACGGCGCCACCGACGCCGGTGGTCATGTGATCAACGTTCGTCGTAAACCACTCGCCCAGGCCCGCGAAATGGGTGTGGGCCTCGATCGCCTTGCGCAGCGACTCCTTCACCCGCTCCAGCGCCTGGCCGTTGCCGAGGTAGGCATCGGTGAGGTCTGGAATGGACACGCCCAGCTTCCGGGCGTCTTCGAGAAGGTTGCGGTTGCCGTCATGCAGCTTGAAGTTCTGCAGGTCGCTGGCGGCCTTCTTGCGCACGTTGGCGTCGATGACCCCGTTGGACTCGCGCAGGGCTGCCGCCAGGTCACGTTCACGGTCGGCCTGGGCTGCTGCGTCGTTGCTGGCGTCCTGGTGGGCTTGGGCGAGCAGCCCGAGGCCGGCGACGGCGCCGGTGATCGCCAGACCCCAGGGGCCGCCGAGCGCGCCGACCAGGCCGTTGGGTCCGACCAGGGCGTTGCGGACGCGGGTACCGACGACGTTGACAACACCGCCCGCTGCGGAAGCGACGTTCGTCAGCCCGGCCCGAGCGACCTCCATCGGCCCGGACAGTCCGGTCCGCACCGCTTCCCCGACGCCGGCACTGACGGCACCCAGATCCGAGAGCGCACCCCGCAGACGGGACACGAACCCGCCGCTGCGGTCGAGGTCTCCGGCCACGGCCTGCTGCACTGCACTGAACTCGCGCAGCCGTGTGGTGGTTTCCTGGTAGGCGTTGCGGGCGTCCACCAGGGGGCGAAGGACACCGTTGGTGAGGGTGTTGCCGACCGCGTCGAGCGCGCGGTTGCCTTCGATCACAGCCCGCATGAAGCCGGTCTGGATCGTGTTGCCCAGGCCGTCCAGTGCGCGGTTGCCTTCGATGCAGGCCCGGATGAACCCCGTTTCGAGGGCGTCACGGGCCCGCAGGACGGTGCGCCCCATCGCGTCGAGCGCCCGGTTGCCCGCGATGCTGGCCCGAACCACACCCGTCTCGACGACGTCACGGACTCGGCCCGCGGTGCGGGTGAGGGCGTCGAACGCGGCGTCGGCATGGTAGATGCCGGCGGCGAGCCCGCCCAGCGGATCTCCTCCGCCGCGCAGCGAACCAAGGCTCCCAGCGAGGTCGCCAAGGGCACGGCGGCCCACCTCGACGCCGTTGGCGATGTTGATGCCGATCGCGCGACCGACGCGCGCGGTGGTGGCGGCGGCCGTCTCGAACGCATCGCCCAGGGCGACCGACGCGTGGCCGAACCGTCCGGAGATGGTGTCGACAGTGGAGGCCAGCGCCGGCAGCAGCTGGGTTCGGATCGACTTCGCGGCCCGGCCGGCGGCGTCGTCGAGGCTGCCCACGGCGTCGCGAGCACCCTTGTTCAGGCGCGTGGCGGCGTCATTGGCGGCGTCGAGCGCCTTTCCGACCAGTCCCATCTGTGAGTGGGCGCCGATCCAGTCCCGGGTGCGCTGGGCGCCGTCGCTGTAGGCGGTGGCGATGTCCCGCGCGGCCTGGCGCATCCGCGAGAGGGGGGACACCACGGCGTTCGCGGCCCCGGCGAGCCGGCCCGTGCCGTCAGCGGCCTTCTGGACGCTCTCGGTGACGCCACGCAGCGGGCGGGTGAGGAGCCTGAAGCCTTGCGCGCCTTTCCGGAACGCCCCCACGGTGCCGATCACCGAGCGACCCAGGTAGACGAACGCCGATGCGGCCAAGCCGGCAATTGCCACGATGTTCGCCAGCAGCGGGTTCGCGGTGGCAAAGCCATCCAGGAGCTTGGCCACGCTGTCGATCGCCTTGATCAGACCCGACCCGACCAGCGGCCCGAGCGCGTTGGCGAGATCCCAGACCGCGACCGTGACGTCCTTGAGGACGGTGAAGATTTCCTCCAGCCGGTCACCCATGTCGTGGAAAAACTGGGTGAGCTCGCCGGAGTCGCGCTTGCCCTGAACGAAGGCAGCAAAGGTCGCCGCTCCCTGCTCGGCGATGCGCGCGAAGCGAACGAGCATCGGGCCGGCGGCGACGGTGATGTTGCGCAGGGCATCGGCCAGGTACAGCGCCGTGGTGCCCATGGAGTCGATCAGCGCGTTGTTGTTCCGCGCGATCGTGGCGAAGTCCCGTCGCCACGGTCCGCTGGTGACCAGCTGCGCGCCCTTGACCGCCAGATCACCGATCACGTCCGCGGTGGAGGTGAGCGCCGACTTCACATCCGGGGCAAGAGTGATCAGCCGCGCCAACGCGCTCTGCATCTTCGACAGCAGCGTCGCCTGAACCGCGTCGCCGATATCGTGCAAGGCCGGCTTGACCTCACGCTGGAGGAACAGCGCGAACGCGCGCCCCTCGGGGGTCAGCTTCGAAAGGACAAGGTTCAGCTTGTCCATCGCGGCGGTGCCGTCCTCGCCGGCCTTCTGGGTCGCTTCGGCCAGGTTTCGCTGCGCGTCGGCCACGGCCTTGGTGGCCGCCTGGTTGGCCCACGCGGCGTGCTCCTGGGCCTGGCCGGCGGCCACGGTCGCCGCGGCGACTTGCGCTTGGCTGCGCGAGACCTCGCGGGCGCCGTCGGCGCGTACCTGCGCCAGTTGGCGCTCGCTGTCCTGGACGCGGACAGTCGCGGCGTCGGCGGCCTTATGGGCGGCAATGACCGCCTTGTCGCCCTCCACGCCCGTTTTCGCGGCGTGGTCGGACTGCTGCTGAAGATCGGCGTAGCGAGCGCGGACCTCGTCCACGGACTGGGCGGCCTGGCGGGCGGCAAGGTCGGCCTCGCGGTATTCCAATGTGGAGGGACCGACGCCGGCGTTCTTCAGTGTCTGGAGCTTGGCTTGCGCCTTCTCCAACGCGATCGAGGCCGATTCCTCATCCAGAGCCGCGCCTTTAAGCGACAGCTTCAGATCTTCGATCCGCTGAAGCGCTTCCTCACGCGCCTCATTCAGCGCCACCTGCGCATCGCGGGCATTCAGCTGCGCCGCGGCATAAGAGCGTTCCGCATCCTCGACGCGCCGAGTCGCGGTTTCCCGCGCGGTCGCCAGCTGCTCCTCGGCGCGCGTCAGACTTTCGCGGGCCGACTGGACCTGTTCAGCACCGGAAATGGCGGTGTGATCAGCCGATGCCTGGGCTGAAGCGAGGGAGCTCTGTGCGGAGGCGATCGCGTTCGTCTGAGTGATGCGTTGTCGCGCGTTGCGGGTCGCACGGCCGATCGCCTCATCGTCGACCGCTTGGTAGGCCTTGACCGCGTCGCCGACGCCGTTGAATGCGGCGAGAAGGACGGTGACACCCTGGCCCGCCGCGCTGGCCGCCGGACCGATGGCGGCGATGGCGGCGGCCGCGGCGGGGGCGGCGAAACCGGCGGCGGCGATGCCCGCGGTGAGCAACGCCATGATCCCGATCGCTCGGGACGCCTCCGAGCTTTCGACCTGGACGTTGACCTTCTTGCCGTCCAGCCGGTCGGCTTCCTCGTCGACTCGGTCCAGGGCCGCGGTTGCACCCGCGGTATTGGCCTCGACGTCGAGCTGAATCTTCTCGCGACGGGCTTGGATCGCGGCGAGCTGGGCGTCCAGCTTGGCGCGGTTGAGGTCCACATCGACGCCCAGTTTCGGCGTCTCGGTGTCCAGGGCCGCCAGCTTCGCGCGGAGTTCGGACTCGTCGAGGTCCAGCTTCGCGAGGATCGCGATGCCCTTGGCGTTCGCTTCCTTGATCTTCGCGTCGAGCTGCCGGTCGTCGAGTTCGGCCTTCGCGGTGACCTTGAGGTTTTTTGTTGCCTTTGCGAGGTCGTCGGCGATGCCGGAGGTGTCGACCTTGGGCCGGAGGTCGATCGTCGTGCCCTTGGCTGCGCGGCGGGCGGCGTCGTCGATGGCGCTGCTGAGCTGGCCGGCCTCGATCTTCGTCGGGATCGAGACGGGCCGTAGCTTCGATACCCAGGTGTTGATGGCCTTCTGGGTGTGGTCGAAACTGGGCAGCACCTGGAGGAAGGCAGTACCGACGTCATATCCGCCACGAGCGGGCACGAGCTATCTCCCTCCGGTCATGTGTTGGACGAGTCCGTCGATGCGTTCGCGTTTACGACGTGCCTTGAGGCGTTGGCTCGCGGTTTCCGGCCGCGGCGCGCGGTTCGGGAACTGCACCGCCGATTTGCGTTTCGAATTGACCGCGATCAACGTCTCGTTGATGGCATTGAGGACGTCGAAGACGTTGTCGAGCCGGAGAACCACTTCGTCATACCGAACGAGAGGGACCCGGCTTTCCCGTGGGGGTTCCTCATCGAGCATGCGGGCGGCGAGCTCGGCGTATTCCTCATCGTCGTCCAAGGCGGCCCGGTAGAGGGAATGCCGCGGGAGGCGCTCCAGAATCCGCTCCAGCTGCCCCCATGGACGACGACGCCGGAACACGTCGAGCAGGTCCCACCCGCGTTCGAACAGATCGAACTCGATCTCCGGTCCGAACCGGTCGATCAGTTCTATGCGGCCGACGAGCTGACGCGCGAGCTGCCACGCTTGCGCGTGGTGGTACGCCGCGGCGGTGTGGAGGATTTTCCCGCGTCCAGCTCCTGCGGCGGGTCCGCTTCCTCAGGCACGAACCCGAACGCGCGCATCACGTCCAGCAGCAGTTCGTCGAGCACGAATCCGGGCGCGTCGGCCGACAGTTCGGCAACCCGCTGCCCGCACTCTTCGCCGAGCAGGGCGACGAGCAGGCCATCCATGTCGTCGGCCTGCTGCGCTTCGGCGATCGCCTTGCCCTGCCGACGGGTGGGGTACTGGATGATGTAGCACTCGTCATCGGTCAGCGGGAGTTCGATGCACCGGTCGTTGCGGTTGCTGGCTTCCGCGACGTAGGCGTCCCAGCCCTTCAGTTTCCGCATGAGTCTTTTCCTTGGGTGGATGGTCGGGTTACAGGTCGGCGGGCGCGTCGTCCTCGACGCTGGTGTTGTCGCGCTCGGGCTCGTCCTGGCGCTCCTGCTCGGCTGGCTGCTTCTGGGCAACCTCGGCCGGCGGGCGGTATCCGAGGCCGTAGCGGAGGTCGTTGTATTCGCCGGGCGAGGTCACGGTGACGGTGCGGCCCTGCGGGGATACGAGGGTTTCACGGTATTCGCTCATGGATGTCCTCACGGGAAAGTGGAAGCAGAAATGGGGGTTGGGGCGCCGGACCCCACCCAAGTTCGGCCGGCGCCCCAACCGGATCAGGAGACGGTGACAGCCGGGCTGGAGCCGCCCGTGAGGCCAGCGCCGCTGGCGGTCATCGACGGGACGTTGACGCCCGCGTAGGCGCCACTGAACGTCACCGCGTACGGGCCACCCGCGGAGCCGGTGACCGACACGTCGCCCGGCGCGATGTTCGACAGCGCCTCCAGGGCGGTCTGCACCGTGGAGCCAGTGGCGTTGTACGCGATCGTTCCCGTGGTCTGACCATCGAAGGTCAACGTGAACGTGCCGCCGGTGGGCGAGCCGCTGACGGTGACGTTCTGCACCTCGTTGGCGAAGCCCATGTCGCTCAGCAGACCCGCAATTCCGGGGCCACCCCACATTTCCCGCATGGCGTAACCAAGGTCATCGTCCACATAGGCGGTAAAGGTGAGGGGGTAGCGCAGCTCATCACCCTTGGTCCACGGCTGTTCCGCGTAGTCCGAAATGGACGCCCGCGGGCAGAACCGGGCGAAGTAGATGGTGTCCTCACCCGCGCCGTCGCTGGCGACGGCGAGCAGCCGCCAGTATCGGGTGGCCGGCGTCCGGGACCGGTTGAACGCGATCTCGTTGGTGGTGCCGTCCGGCGTGATCGCGGTCAGGTCCACGTTGTGGAACATTTCCAGGCTCAGCAGCTTGGTCTCCTGGGCCAGGACCACCAAGCCGGTGACGTCCGAGGAGATGTCCCGTCGGGTCGGCTCACTGGAGCCGTGGGAACGGACGTCATCCGAGCTGACGTCGCGGGTCCAGTTGATGCCGTCCGATTCGGTGTGGTGGCCCAGAGAGCGCCACGCGGTCGGCAGTGTGATGAGGTCGCCACTGGAGCCGGTGGTGATGGAGGTGATAGGCGTCGCAGAGTCAGGCGCGGCGAAAATGGCCGCGTCCTGCGCCTTGCGGATCAACTTCTGCTGACGGGCGGCAAGCGTGCCGATGGACATGTGAGCCCCTTTCGGTTGGGCTGAAAGAGACAGCCCCGAGCGGGGCTGGGAATTGGCTGATTTACCGAGGGCGGCGCAGGGCGAGACCGTAGGTCGCGATGTACCGCTGCGAGTTGCGGTCGTCGTAGGCCGCGAATGTCGGCGCCGTCTCGGTCCAGGCCTGGTCGATGCTGGCGTGCCCCACTCCCGTTGCGGGAGAGGCGAGAATCAGTTGCCTGCACTGCTCAGCCAGGTCCGCCGCTTGCCGGCGGGTAGCACCGAATACGTCCACCTGGATGCGCGGGGAGTCGGTGATCACGTCGTCGAATCCACCGATGCGGCGGATCACGATGAGCGGAGGTGTGATCACTTCGGGTGTGGCGAGAACTGTGGGCCCCGCGGGCTCCAGCAGCTCCATGGCGAAATCTTCGATGTCCGGGAACGCGTCCAGCAGCTCCACCGCATCACCTCACTTGGTGCTTCGGGTCTGCGGCACGGATGCGGTCAAGCAGCTTCGTCATCGGCCGCGGCGGGTTGCGCACGTGGGCGCTGCCGTGTTCCAGCACCGAGGCGTAGTCGACCCCGGCGGTGATCTGGGCGCCGACCCGGGGAAGCTTCTTGACCTCGACGATGACGGCCTGCACCGTGATGCTGTTGGCGTAGTTGCCGTGGACGTGGGGTGCGGAGGCCCGCAGCTCGGCCGCCCAGTACTCGCCGATCTCCAGCATGTGCTGCCGGACCGTGCGTCCGGTGGCGAGACGGGTGAAGCCTGCCTTGTTCGGCTTGTAGCGACCCATGAGTCACCCCCGAGCCCGGTTGAGGTGGACCAGCACGCCGGCGTTCCAGGAGCCGGGGTATGGGGAGTCCCAGCGGGCAGGCAGCCCGGTGACCTCCCATTCGGTCCCGTCGGCCAGCTTGACGACGTCCTGCGGTTCGACGCCGATCCACGGCGGTGCGTACAGGTCCGCGTCCGCGTTCACGGCGGTGGAGCGGTTGTCCACTTCGGTGGTGTCGCGGGGGGCGAACATGCATTCGCCCACGATGAATTTCGCGATGAGGTGACGGTCGCCGTACTTGTCGAGACGGTACCGGCTGACCGTCACCGTTTGCGGGTTCACAGCCAGGGCCGATCTTTGTCGTAGCCGACGGGGAACGGTTCCAAGCCGTACTGATCATCCATGTACAGGGTCGAGTCGTCGTCATCCCCGCGAGTGGTGCGCAACGTCCACAGGCCGGTGGATTCCTGCCGGTAGCGCCGACAGATCTCCACCTCGGCCGGGGTCAGGTACACCCCGACGTCGGCGGCCTTGATGGTGCGGGAGAACGGCCCGGTGGTCTGGCTGATCTCACCATCGGGGTTGCGGTAGGTGCGTTGCGCGGCGCCGAGGGTGATCCGGATCAGCGACGGCGGGGCGGTGATCTCTCCGGCGACGCCGACCCAGTCCCGGCGGGTCTCCTCCCGGACGAGGGCGGAGGCGTCATCCAACGCTGCCTGCGCCCGGACGCGTTCAGCGCCGAACAGCTCGCCCGGCTCCAGGCCCAGACGCGCTTCAAGGTCGTTCAGCGTTGCGAGCGCAGGCAACATCGGACTCTCCCTATTACAGGGTGAACTTGATCGCGCGGACGAACTGACCGAGCGCATCCCCGGTGGTGACGTTCGCGACGGCCACGGACGGGGAGGTGCCGCCGGTGAGGCTGGCGCCGCTGGCGGTGAGCGCCGCGGCGTCGATGCCGGAGAGGTCGTTCTTGAACGTCACCGTGTACGGCCCGCCGGCGGAACCGGTGACCGCGACGTTTCCGCTGCCGATGTTCGAGAGCGCGGTCAGCGCGCTCTGAACCGCGGTCGCCGACGCGTTGTACGCAATTCCGGAAGTGGTCTGACCCGAGTAGGTCAACGTGAACGTTCCACCGGTCGGAGAACCGGTGATGCTGACGGTCTGCACTTCGTTCGTCGCGCCGTCGGCGACGTGATTTGTGCCCGCGTAGACGTCGATCAGGCTCCGGTCCTGGACATTCCGGAAGTCGTAGTCGCGGATCCAGCGCATGGCGAGTCCCGCGTAGCTCTGCGACGAGCCGTAAGAGGCACCATCGGGCACCAGCGGGGCCTTCATCGAGAGGACGTACGCGGTCTTGTGGAAGCAGAAACCGACGTCCGGCGGAAGGGCGTTGGAAACGTAGATCGGACCGAAGCCCGCCACACGGCCGATCGCGGCGTCGCGGAGCGCGGAATCCGACCCGGACTTGTCCGCCATGCTCAGGTGCTCACTCTTGAGGAACACCCCTTCGAGGTCGGCGCCGACGACGCAGGTTCGTTCCGCCATCGGGACATTCGCCTTGTTGAGCGCCACGCGGGCGTCGACGAGGGTCTTGTACGGGTCGGTGGTGTCGACGTCGAGGGTGGTGGCGTAGGTCGCGTTCACCATTTCGTCGGCGAGCTTGTTTTCCAGGCCCTCCGCGACCGCGCGGACCTGCGGCGCGAGGATTTGCTGGCCGAAGTTGGAGATGTCCAGCGCGAGTTCCTCATCGGTGATGGGAACGGCGTTGTAAATCGCCTCGTCCAGGGTCACGTCAACCTTGTGTTCGGTCAGCTCATCCATGGTGATGATGCCGTTACCTTCGGAGGCGCTGGTACGCGCGCCGCGGAGGGGCCGGGTCCGCGCCTGAGTGCGGGCCGGAACACGGATCGAAATGGTGTCGCCGCCGGCTCCGGCGAAATCACCACCGGCATCCCGCCACACCAGGGCCGGCAGGATGATTTCGCGCTCCAGCAGACCGAGCGCGGCGGCGGCGATCTTGTTCGCCTTGAGGTAGGAATTGGCCACGAGAGACCTCCTTAGAAAGGTCGAGAGGACCGCCAGCGGCCTTCGCGGCTAGCCGTGCGGTGGAGATGTCAGTGGCGGCCGATGAGGTCCGCGAGCTTGCGCGGATCCTTTTCCTCGGGCTCGTCGCCCGGGTCGCCGCCGCCGGACAGAGCCTCTTTCGGCTTGCCCGGCAGGGTCTTCTTTGTGTCCTGAGTGGATGGTGCGAGGAGGGCGAACAGTTCGTCGGCGTCGGCTTCGAGCTCCTCGTCGGTGTCGCCGTGGAGGCGCTTCGCGACGGCCTTGATCTGGACCAAGGTGGCGCCTTCCGGCGCGCGGTCCATGGCGGTCTGGAGCCGGCGGGCGTTGCCTTCGGCCTTTGCGGCGCGAGACTTCGCTTCCTCAGTGGCTTCCTGAAGCCGCTGAGCCTCGGTCTTGTCCTTGTCCTCGAATTCCTTGAGCTTCGCCTTCAGGTCGTTCATTTCCTTGCGGGCGGCGTTGCGCTCCCGCTTCATGACTTCGAGGGCCTTCTTACCCGCGTCGCCAAGCTTGTTGACGTCGCCGGTTTCGTCGTCCGGCGCATCCTCGGGTGTGTCACCGTCGGGCTTCGCGTCGGGCTTCTCTTCCGGCTTCTCGTCGGGCTTGTCGTCGTCGGCCATGGGTTTCCTTCCCATTGCGGGATAGCCGCTCGTCCATTGCGGACGGCGGCGTGTCGGTTGGGGATCAGCGCGCCTGGAAGGGGATGCCGGTGCGCAGGCTTCCCTCGTAGGCGCGACGGAACGCGTTGAACGCGTCCGGCTGGTTCTTGACCGTTTTCCAGAGCCGCTCGAACTCGCGTCCGCGGCCGGGCCATTCGGCGGTGGGTGACAGTCGGGGTTCCACGGTGCAGTGGCAGTTGTCGTGATACTTCTCGCCGGGCTGGCGACTCGGCGCGGACTCGGTGGCGTAGAGCGCGGATGCCCGGGACAGGTAGACCGGCCCCCGGGAGGCGAGCATCGCGCAGAATGCGCAGGGCTCGGCGGCCGTGACCCGGAACCACCGGACACGGCGCGGTTCGGTGTCGCCGGCGGCCACCAGGGCGTCCCGGCCGCCGTTCTGGATGTGCCGGGTGGCGGCACCGGCGACCGCGGGGAAGGCGGCGCCGATGGCCTGCTCGGGGGTTCGGCCCGCGCGGGTGTCGTGCTTGATCTTCGCCGGGCCGGTGGCGATGAGGGAGGCGCGGATGGCGTCCTCGTTCGCCGGGATGCTGTGCAGGATCGCCGGCCGATCGAGCGCGCGGGCGCCGATCTCGGCTGCACGGAACCGCTGGTAGTAGTCCAGGGAGATCACCGCGGATTGGGTGCGGTAGCCGACGATGAGGCTGATGAGGGCGTCGATCCAGCCGGCTGCGGTGACGTCGAGCCGGTAGGGGTCCAGCAGTGGCCAGTACCGCCGGAGCTCATCCAGGAACAGGGCCTGCATGGCGAGCTGGTGGGTACGGTGGGCCTCGGTGAGCTGGGTTCCGGCGAGGGTGGCGGCCACTACAGTTTTGCCGGGGCCGTGGGCGGTGGGGTGGGCTTGGCCTTCGCCATCAGGGTGGCTGCCATCGCGGCCACCGGGTCGGCTTCCTCGGCCATCTGCTCCCACTCGTCGACGTCGCTCTTCTCCACGCCGGGGATGCGACCCCAGAGGGCCTTCGGCGGGATCTGGAGCATCGTGGCGGCCTTGCCGAGGGCGTCGACGGCTTGGGCGATGGAGCGGATTTCCATGTCCTGCCAGGTGACTCGTCCGAACACGTCGTCGGCGTAGTCGTGGTGCCCTTCCAGCTGGGTGGCGAGCCGCAGCACCTGGACGTGTGAGCGACCGAACGACTTCTGACGTTCGGTGATCTTCTGCGTCAAGCCGGCGCGCGCGGCGGCCAGCGCCTCGGCCGAGAGGTTGACCAGCTGCCCCGTCAACGCGTGGGTGGGAGTCTGGGTGACCGCGGCGAGCGCTTCAATGTCCGAGCGCCAGGATTCGATGAATCCCGTCAGCGGCGTCTCATCCAGGGTCCCGAATTTCGTATCCGGGTCCTCAGCGACGAGAAGGTCATCTTGGCGGAGTTCCAACTTCTTCCGGTTGGCGGCCTCTTCGTCGTCGGGCTGGGCCATGCCCGAGACGGTGCGGATCTTCCACGACGAGAAGTGCTGCGTCAGCAACCGGTCGAACGCGGTCTTGTTGATCCGCGAGGCGGCGCTGATGAACGGCTCCACCTCGCCGTCGCACCGACCGTCGAGGTCCAGCATGTTCGCGAAGCGGACCCAGGGGCAGACGCCGGCGCCGTGGGTTTCGTACGAGATCCACTCGGGCTTCGCGCCGATCCCGTTGAGCCCGACGTAGTGCACGTCGGTTTCGTCGTAGAACTTCACGAGGATGCCGGAGTTCGGGGCCTTCTCGACCTGGATGGCGTACATCGGCCACTCGTCCTCAGCGGGATCCCCGTAGACGGCGAACGCGCGCCGCGGTGACACTCCACGTAGGACGGACCGCTTGCCCTCGAAGTCCTGGCCCGGCAGGACCTTGACGTAGGAGTAGCCGTAGGCCAGCGCAGCCCGGTGAACGGGAGTCTGCCGCTGGTCCATGCCGTTGGCGTGCCATGTCCGCCACGGCGGGGACATGTCGGTGTCGGCCTGGTCCAGCGGGGAGCGGTAGCCGTCCACGTACATGCACTGGGAAGCGGAGGACACCACCAGCCCCAGCCATGGCACTTTGGACATCTCGGCGAGCCGCCGGAGCTCAGGCGTGGCCCGCCGCGGGAGCTTGATGTCCTCGGCCTGCCAGCGGTACCAGTTGTCGATGCGGTCGAGCCGGTCCTTTTCCGCCTGCCACTTGGGGTAAAGGCTGTCGAACACCAGGTCCACCACGGCCCGGGGTTGCATCATGTCGCACGTCCTCCGAGCTTGTCGTGGTGTGGTGTCCCGGCCATGACCAAAGACGAAGCGGTTGCGTTGATGAGCGAGCCGAGCGTCCGCCTATACGCAGGCCTTGTAGAGCGCGGCGTTCCAGCGGGCGTCGTGCAGCGCGTTGTGCGCGCACTCGCTCTGTTCCGGCTTCTCCGGGCGCCCGGCGGTCTCCCATAGCTGCATGAGGTCGTGGGTGAACATCGGCATGCCCTCGGGGAGGTCCATCATCGTGCCGAACAGCTGGCAGAGCACGACGTGGTCGTAGGCGCCGAAGTAGGCCCACAGCTCGGTGTTCTTACCATGCTGAGGCTGGATGAATTGGAGGACGTCGCTTGCGATCTGCGCGCGGGTCTTCATTAGCGGAGAGTCGAAGTCCAGCGCCAGCGGGTTCTTCCGGTAGCTGACCTGGAGTCGGCGATCGCCGTGGATACGTGGCAGGTAGCGGGCGACGTTCTCACGCAGCCACTGATGGTCCGCGATCCGCTTCCACGGTGCACCGCGGTCGACGGCGTAGTACTCGCGTCCGTCCTCGGCGACGATGCCAATGGAGATCAGCTCAACCGTCTTGCCATCCTCGATGAACTCGGTGTCGTAGAAGAACAGCACGCGCTCGAATCCTTTGCTACTGGGTTTAGCGATCTGATGAGGCCGACGTGATCGGGTTGGCTACCAGACCTTCCCGGAGCGAAGACGTTTCTTGTCGGGGTTGTTCAGTACGAGACGGCGAACCATCCGTGCGCCGACCATGCACACGGCAAGGTCGATCTTGCGTTTGGATTCGCGGTGGCCCTTCCATAAACTCACCCCGTACCGGTTGGGGTAGCGCTTCGCGTTGCGGGCGTGAGCGCGGAGCCGGCCATCTCCGTCGTGCAGGAGGGTGTGTTCGCCGATCTCCAGGGCGCAGCGCTCGGCCGCACCCGTGAACTGAGCTGTCCGCTGCGGGCTGCTCATGTCCCACATGATCGAGTGGCCGCGGTGGGTACCGCCTTCTGCCCACAGCTCAAGTTTGTGGCCGAATCGACGATGCCAGTCGTCGAAGAGGCCATCCCAGTAGCGTTCCTGGGTTTCGTCATCCAGTACGTGGCTCGGGTCACCCCAAAAGGCCACGACCTTGTACGTGTCGAACGCGGAATCCACCACGGCGTCCACGGCGTGACGAGGTGTGATCCAGTCGGCGCCTCGTAGCCCTGGCGGGCGTTGCCACATCCCGAGCACCGACACGAGCCCGTCGGAGAGCCGGCAGGCAACAACGCCGGTGGCGTCGTCGCTCTTGCTCATGTCGGCGAAGAGGACGACCTCATCCTTCGGACCGAGAGGCGCAACGTCCGGTGGCGCTTGGCAGAGGTCGAAGTCGCGCGGGTCGATCCAGGAATCCTCGGCCGCGACGACCTGGTTGTACCAGAATCGACGGCTTCGGCTGGGCGGGTTCCTGCGGTCCGCAATGGACGCGACAATGCGGGGAATATCAAGCCAGTAGGAGTCTCCGCGGACAGCCTCGATGACCGCGGGCGCGGCGTCGAGGGTGAGCGGAGCTTCCGGCGGGGCTTCCAGCGAGTCGTACATAATGCCGCTGCCGACACCGACGGCTTCGGCTTCCTCCCACGCTTCCCGGGTGCGCTGGGCGGTGGAATCCTCCGCCGGCTCGTAGGCGTTGGTGATGCCGATGATCCGGGCGGCGCCATCCGCGGACTTGGTGGAGTTGCGGTCAATAACCGCATCCATTTCATGGCCTTCATTATTTTGAAGCCAGTGGTGGGTTTCGTTCTTCACCACGAACGTCGGGCGACCACCTTCGAGTGCACGAGGCGAGGACGTCACCGCCTCGATACGCTGGGCGCCGTGGTCGGCGTAGATGATTTCTTTCCCGAGGTCGATACGATACTGCTTGATGGCGCGCTTGCTGAAGATCTGCGGAAAAAGGGTAAAAGTATTCCGGGTCTGATCTTTTGACACCGCAGCCACCTGGACCCACGCCTCCGGGTGCGGCTTCGCCACCGGGTCCCCGTCGGAGTCGAAATGGGAGAACCGACAGGGGCCGACGAACTCGACCGCGCACCAGGTCGCGACGAGCGGGTCCTTCCCCCACCCCTTCAGACGCTGAATAACCCCTTCCCGGTAGAGGAAGCGGCCCGTCTCGTCGATGGCGTACCACCAGAGGGTCAGCCTGGCTTGCTCGTCGGTGTAGCGCCACGGCCGGCCGTCGCCGTGCTGAAGCCAGTCAGCGGTCCAGCCGAGAACCTGCCAGCCGAGAGTGAGGACGGGGAGAACGAATTTGCCGTCGTCGTCACGTTGCCAGCTCGGCCCGATAGTGACCGGCTTGTAGACGGGCTCGGCAAGGGAGGTCATGAGACCCCCCTGCTATTCGTCCGCAGTCATCCGAGAAAGACAGCTTCGGTGGCGCCGTCGTGGCCGTGGATGAACATCGCGTCCTCCAGGGAGGACCAGATGGCGATGCTGGAGTGCTCGCCGAACCAGCGCAGGGAAACCTGGCCGTTGGACCACTGGACGCCTTCGGCGACCACGCCGGTACCGCTGACGCCGGTGACGTCCTCGTGTCGGACGAGGTGGAAGAGCTTCACGCCATCACCGGCCAGGCCCAGGTGCGCGGGCCGTCGCCACACTGCACGGAACTGACCCAGAGCAGGTCGTTTCCGTCGAGGAACACCGATCCGTTGACCGCGGCTTCGGGCCGGTCGCCCCAGACCCGGGTGATGATCATCGGGTAGACGTCGCCTTCGACGGCGATGTTCCCGACGTGGATCTGAGCACCGAGGTTCTGGCTGGCGAGGGTGACGCCGGCGGCGTTGAGGGTCCGAGCGCCTGAGCGTCGTCGGTTGATGTTCTCGGCGTCGGTGGCGCTGAGGGTGTAGCGGACGATCCGTCCGATAGTGGGGATGGGCCCGATCATCCAGTGATCCGCTTCTTGTAGTCGTTGATGGCGGTGACGCCGGCGTTGACGCCGGGGTCGGTGTCGCGGCGCTGGAGCTCCATGCGGAGCCGGCGGCGCGCGCCCTCGGTGGAGAGCAGTTCGGAGGCCGCGGACATGATTTGGCCGAACATGTTCGCGCTCATGTAGTCGCGGGCCACGCAGCGGGACATCGCCTCGGCGACGAACCGGGCGGTGGCCCAGTCGCTGGGCTGGAAGAACGCGTGCTGCCCCGACTCCCCGAGGCTGATGAACCAGTCCCGGGCAATCGGGTGCCAATCCGGATCTGGGTCGGGAATGGGGACGCGGTCGACGCTGCCGACTCCGGTTTGACGGTCGGCGAGCTCGGCTTTCGACCGGTGGCCCATGGTTTCTTCGCTGCGCTTGGGAACTGGTCCTCGCTGGCCCATTGCGGTGCCTTTCGTTGAGCAGCGATTGCCGCTGCTAGTACACGATCAATTCGTTGTCCGCCCGAAGAACCGGAGTGAGTTCCTCGGCGGTGACGCGCACCCACACCCGGTAGACCCCGGGATCCTGTGAACCGGACGGAGAGCCGGGTCCCACAACGAACAGGACGCGAGCGGTGCGGCGGGCGGTGCCGGCGGACTCCCACTCGGCGGGGTGCCAATCCTCGTCGGCCGGATCGGTCCCGGTTGGCGTGATGGCGATCTCCACCGGCCATTGGGATGGATCCAGCACGTCCCCGCCGTGCAGGGCGGTGAGGGGAAGGACCAGGTCTTCGAGGGAGAGGTGGGACACTGAAACGTCCGTCATCGCTTCACGCTCCCGACGCTCCAGTTGTGGCGGTTGACTCCGGCGAACCACTGCGCAGCAACGGAACCGGCGACCATGGTCGCTGTGGTGAAGGCTCGGCCGGTCGCCTGCCACGTGCTGGTGGCGGTGAGGCCGAGCTCGGCGAGCACGGCCCGGACCGCAACCGATTCCCACACGCCTTCGGCGGTGAAGGTCGCCGCGACGAAGTAGGTGACGTTCGCGGGTGCGTGAAGCTCCGCTGCGGCCAGGAGGTCGGCGGTGATCGTGGTCTCGCGGAAAGCGTGGCCTTCGAGTACGGACACCCCGACGAGCCCGAGCACCGGGTAGCTGGTGGTGGTCGGCGACGAACCGAACGCCGCCTGGCCGGCGAACGCAGCACCGGCAGGAGCTGCGCGAACCGCGGCTGCCGTAACCGAGCTCGCGCCGGAGAAGTCTCCGGCTGCCAGGTGTATCGCAAGCGCGGCGACGTCAACCGTGGTTTCGGCGGCCAGCTGGAGCACCGCGCGGGCGGTGACGGTGCCCGTCGTGCCGAACCCGGCAACGGCGGCCAGCTGGCAGGCAAGGAAGCCTTCTCGGCCGGTGGAGGAGTCCAGGTTGGCCGTGCCGGTGAAGCTGGCCGACGCTGCCACAGTCAGCGTGCCGGATGCGGTGAACCCGCCGACCCCGGCGAATGTGGCCGACGCCGTACGCGCAGGAAGCGCCGCCGCCGTCAGCGAGCTGGTGGCAGCCAGCTCCAGCGCGCCAGGCAGGCTCCGCGTGGCGGTTAGGGGGAACGCGCCGGAGCCGCTCAAGTTCGCGATCGCGTACTTCTGCTGCGCTCCGTTGAGGAGCAGGGTTAGCGTCATGGCTCTAGATGAGGAGCATTCGATACATCGCGGATGGCGTCGAGTAGCTGAGGTAGTACAGCCAGCGAATCACCGTCGCTCCGTCTGTGTAACTTGCCACAAATGTGCGCCCCGTGCCCGATGGCGTAAACCCAGAATTCAGCGCCAAGGAGGCGCTGTGGGGTTCAAATATGTTTGTGACACAGTTAAATCGGTACGTCGTGTTGACCGTGCTCGACGGGTTCGACATGACATATATGTACTCGCGGTCCGCCGTGAAGGTATAGCCCAAGCCAATAATAGGGTTGTTGGTGGCGTACCGGCCGTAGTTGCTGCCGATGTTGTTCCACGAGTTCGCCGCAATATCGTATGCTGCAATTACATTGCTTCCGCCATTGCCTGCAAAGCTGTAGATGTAACGGCAGTTCTTGATATTGGTCTCGTCGGCCCATGACCCTGGTCCCGTATCGGAGGTGATGCCGATGAATGACAGGTGGGAGGGCGCGGACAAGGCGGTTGTCCTGGCCACAACCGGACTGAGGGTCGTCCAAGTATTCGCAGAAATACTGTACCGGTACAACGTGACGGAGCTGCCTCCGCCGAGATAGATGTAGTCATCGTTGGGCTCGACGACGTAGGTGCTTGTCGTGTCAGGTGTAGTTGACCAAGCTGCCACCGTAACGGCGGTCGCAGAACTTGCGGTGATTGTCCGAACCTGGCCTGCCCCAGTGCCGCTGACGATCCGAACTTGCGAGTTAACGAATTGGGACGCGCTCCACGATTTCGTCGAATCGGTGAGCGTGGTCGAGGTGGCCGACGTCGCCGTTCCGGACGACACCGCGTTCCCGAACGCCGGGGTTGAGATCATCCCAGGTGACGTTGTGAGCCCCATGCCTGAGACGGATAGAGCGCCGGACCACGAGTTGGACGCGAGATCGTAGTAACGAAATCCTTGAGAAGTCGAGACGTTGATGCACCACCAGCGACCGGAAAGGATGAGGTACGTGCTCGTGTTGTCCGGGGTAGTACTCCACGCGGCAGACACTGTAATTACGGAGTTCCCGCCGAACGTGTTCCGGAGGATCGTTCGCTCTTGCCCGGCCCCAGTGCCCGCGGTGATACGAATCGTGTACCCGACGAGCCCCTGAACAATGGTCGAGGTCGTAGTAATCGTGTTGCTCGTGCCGGCACTAGCGGTTCCGGTTGGACCGTTGGGATGGTAGGCAATTGCGCAGTTCCCCAAGGACCACGTTGGCAACGTGTTCTGGGCCGTACCGACGTAGCCTTGCTGCTTAGGGTCGTAAATGCTCGCGGACGCCGCCGCCGAAGACATCCACAGATACAGGCCGTCGGACTGCGTCGACGCGGCGCCGGTGAGATCGACCGTGCTGTTATAGACGTAGGCATCCAGCTCCCACTGCTTCCGGTGAAGCATAGGACGAAGATTCACGGTCGTTGCCATTTGGTGAACCTCCGCTTACTGAACGCTGATGTTTCGATATAGGTCAGACGGTGGCCCGTTAGCAATGGGAACCGCTAGAAATTCCCCCGTCGCTGCCATGCCCGAGTTACCAATGGCACTTACCCTGCTAACGGCGGAGACGGTAGTAACCGTCGGAATAGTTACCGTGCTTCCGATATTGTCGACACTGACCCGGGTTCGTCCGTATCCGTCGGGCAGCTGGCTACCCGCACCGGTACGGAGCATCCCGATCACTTCGGCGAGTTCCTCAAGAACGGCGAGGAGCGCGCCTGAGTCAATGGTGACCGGCATCGGAGTGTTGGCGGAGACGTCGGTGGCGGTGCCGTCCGCGCCGAAGGTGTTCTTGACCCGCTGATACAGCACCCCGCCGATCTCGTCCGCGGCAACGGAGGTTCCCGCCGCGGGGAGGGTGACGTTGTCGGCCATGGCGTCCTCCTAAACGGACAGGATGTGGTCGATGCCGTAGGTGATGGACCCGGAGACGGTGGCCGTGACGAGAACGGTCCGCGGCACTGCCTCGGCGGCGGTGAGGCCGCTGACGGCGGTGAGGTGCGGGGAGATCCGGTACACGGTGACGCCGGTGGCGGTGACGGCGGTCGCGGAGATCAGCGAGTAGGCGTAGCTGCTGACGGTGGTCCCGTTGATGGCGAGGGTGACCGACCCGCCGGAGACCGCGGAGACGTTCAGCACGATGGTGAGGCTGCGCGCGTTGTAGGTCGTGATCGTTTTGTTCGTCTGCGTCGTGGTGGTGCCGGCCGCCACGAGCGCGGCGGAGAGGTTGTTACGCCAGCGGTCCACGCTGTCGGAGGTGACCCCGCTGTAGGCCATCTGGATGTTGGACACGAGCGGTCGGCCACCCATGCCTCCGGCGGCGTCGGTGGTGCCGGCGGAATACCCGGAGATCGTCACCGTCGGCGAGGTGGTGAGCCAGACCCCGTTCGGGCTGATCGGCGCCGGGTTCGCGTGGAACAGGATCGTGCCGGTCGACACGCCGATGGTGCTGATCCGGAAGTACCGGACGGGCAATGGTCCGTGCCAGGCCCCGATATACGACGTGTAGTAGACCGGTCCGCTTCCGCTGTTCTGGACATCCGTGGTGCTGTACAGGCAGAGGTAGACCCAGTTCGTCCCGTCGTTGCTGCCCTGGAAGTACACGGAGCCGGAGGTGATCGTCGCAGCCTGGACGGTGACCCAGCGGTAGTTTCCCGCGTCGGTGGTGGCGTAGTTGCCCGCGCCGGTGGAGTTGAACGGCACGGAGAGGTAGCTGCCGGCGGTCAGAGCGGCGTTCTGGCCGGCCGCGGTGCCGTCCGATCCCTTGAGGACGTTCGCGGTGTTGGTGTTGTCGGTGTGGGTGGTGGGGAGCCCGCTGGTGGTGGTGACGGTCGTCATCACGCCGTCGGGGCCGAACGTGTTCTTCACGTTCTGCACCTGGACGCCGCCACCGAGGTCGTCGGTCGAGACGACGGCGCCAGAGGCGGGGAGCGTGATGTTGTCGGCCATTAGCTCAGGCTCACCGTCAGTGCACCCACGGCGAAGGAGAGGGTGTCGCCCGCGCCGGTGGTCTTCGAGGTCGCCAGCCCACCGAACCAGCCCCGCCGGGGCGTGCCGGCGCTGTCGTAGATCTCCGCGCCCACGACGGTCGCGGCGGGCATGTTGGTGAAGCTGACGATGCCGGTGTTGGACGCGGCGCCAGCCGACGCTGCGGAGAAGGCGACCGTCTGCCGCGCGTAGCCGCCGCCGGTCACCTCGGTGCCCGCGGCCGTCGCGGAGCCGTTCGCGGTGACGAGCGCGAGCTTCATGGGCCCGGTGGGGTCGGCGTAGGTGGTGGTTCCGAGCGAGCCGTCGAGGAGCCGGTTCGCCTCGGCCTCAACGAGATTGGACATCAGGCGCCTTTCTGGAGATGGGCCCGGAGATCGCCCCCGGTGAGGCCTTCGGTGTCGCCCAGCTGGTCCGCGCACGACGCGCAGCCGGCGATCTTGTGGCAGTCGAGATGCCAGGTGACCTCGACGTCGCCGGGCAGGGCGATGACGTGGCGGGGGTCGGTGTCGGACTGGCCGCAGCCGATGCAGGTACGCAGCAGATCCATGCGTCCCCCTTCTGGGTGTAAAAGAGCCGGTCTGCTACGGACCGTGAAATGGGAGGGGTGCCCGGCCGGTGGCCGATCCACAATCGAGCGAACGGCCACCGGCGGGAAATACGGGGCCCGCTCAGCGGAGAACACTGAGCGTGAGGCAGATGTTGAGAACAACCTGAAGCATTGGTCACCCCCCTCGCGATATCTCCGATGGCGGGTAAACGGAAATCTCCCGGACGGGTGGCGATGCAGCGGTTCCTGTAGCGACGCAACCGAACATCGGTACGCTGCGCGGTTATGAATCCCGAGAGCAACGAGGCCGGGCTGGAGTGCGCCCGCAAGACTGAAGGTTCGTGCGCCGGCCGGGTCCGGCCCTACGCGGCCGCCGACGAATGGGGCGAACCGATCCCCGGCGTCGAGCCGGAGGCGCTATGCCACGTCCACGCCGTCGCTGAACCCGCGCGGTGCTGAGGTGACCGAAGCGCAAGCTGACTTGCCCGTGCACCCGAACGGCCTTCCGTACGGAACGATTCGGCGCACCCGAGGTGGGTTTGCGCACGCCGTGCTGTGCCAGCAGCGCGACGACGCTCCTTCCTGGGAATGCGTCGATCTCTACGGCGCCATGGAGATGCTGTCCGATGAGGAGATCGCCAACTGGCCGGTGGTGTACGTCCCCGCACCTGACAGCGTGTGGAGCGTGGTGGCACCCGAAGAATGAGGCGGGCGCTCCACGCAGCTCTAGCGCATCCACTGCTCCAGCAGCGCGGCACCCTGCGGCGTGATCACAACCGGCGTCAGGCCCTCCGGCCCGGAACCCTCGTCGCCATCCTCCAGGTCGAGGTTGTCCCGCAGATCGTCGGCAGCATCGGAAAGATCCGGGTCGGCGTCCTGCAGCTCGTCCCCCGCCTTCACCACGAAGTCGGAAGTACCCACCTCCACGAAGAGCCGGCCCTCGGCTGCGAGATCGAGAGCGTCAACGCGAGCCTGGAACTTCACGAGAGCCACTACGGGTGTTCCTTTCGGCGGGGATGCGGTCGAAGGGTCGGTAGCCGCGGCGCAGATCCGACAGCGCAACGGGAACAAGGAACAGGGCAACCAGGAGCAGGAATGTCATCTCAACCCCCCGCATTCGAACCGTTGGTTGAGCTGGGGATGCTCTACGCGGCAGGCGAACGCACGTACGGCGCCGACCGGGCCCGCGAAGCTCTGGAAAAGCACCTGAGCCGGCAACCCGCCGCCGAGAACGTGAAGCTTCTGGCCGCCGCCATCGCAGCCAGCCGATGCAGGACCCTCGACGAGGCCCGCCTGGCGGATCAGCTGTACGTACTCAAACTCTGGGAGCACCTCAAGGAGGCCGAAGATCGGATCGGCACCAACGCCGCCGTGAACGAGATGGCCACCAGGCTGAAGGAGAAGGACCCCGGCGAGCTGGCCCGCGCACTGGCCCTCGCCCTGCACCTGATCATCCACCCGTAACCCGACCAAACCGGGAGACCCCTCATGACCGACACACCTGAGATCGTGACCATCCGCGTGGGCGACAACGAGAACCGCGGTGGGCTCTACAACGCGCTCGTGCCCCATGGCTTCGAGCGCGCGGCAGCGCTGCTGCCGCTGATCGGCATCAACCCGGACGCCGGCCCCGCCTTCCGACTTCGTGACGCCTGGTTAGAGAAAGCTCCCTGGGCTGCCTCCGGCATCGTGGTTCACGTCTACACCCGCGTCGGCGGCGGCAACCGCGCGCGCTACGCCACCGTAATCGAGCTGCTGCGACGGACATCCACCTATCTGCGCGATGCCGACGACACGTTCGACAGCACGTACGCCTCGTTCTGGTTCGGGTTGCCGGAGCAGCAGGCCAACGCATGGCGGGACCTCGCCGAAGATCCGATCGACACTGGCGAGCGGTGGCGCACGATCCTGGGGGGCCTGAAGAGCTCTGATGTGTAGCCCCTGGGTCGATCTAACGACCTCCCCGGACGGGAAGTCCAAGATGTGCGCGATCTGCCTTGAGTGGTTCACGCTGGATCAGCTGTTCGAGGACGCGAGTGGACAAAAGTGGGACATGTGCAGGGGCTGCGCTGCGGCAGAGAACTTCACCGGCGCCGCAGGGAAGGCGGAATGAATCAGACCCCGCCGACGGTGAGGCGGCTGCTCCTCGACGCGATCGCGGCCGACCCGGAGCAGCGCTCGCAAGCCGCCATCGCCGACTGCGCCGGCATGTCAGCCAAGCACCTCAGTCAGGTCATCCAGGGCCACGCCCGCCTCGGCCCCGGTATCGCGGTCAAGCTCGATGAAGTGCTCGGCGTCCCCGCCGAGGTTCTGCTGATCGCTCAAGCCCTGGCCGATGCCGCCGCCGCGCGCGCCCTCAAGGAGCACAAAACATGACTAACCCTGAACAGACACCGGGTGAGCTGATCCGGCAGGCGATCGCCGCCGCTGGGCTCAACCAAAAGACCGTCGCGGAGCGGATCGGGATCACCGGGAAGCATCTCAGCGAGGTCGTCACCGGCAAATCCCGCCTGAGCCGGCATGTCGCGGTGCGGCTCGAAGACGAGCTGGGCGTGTCCGCCGTGGACCTGCTCGTCGCACAGATCACCATCGACGTAGCCAACAACCGCTACCGGCGCGGTGAACGATGACAGATCCCGCTCCCCCAGGGCTGATCCTGCGCACCGAGCTCAGCGGCCGGGGCATGAGCCAGCTGGAGCTAGCCCTGACCATGGGGCGGCCGCCGCAAATGGTCTCCGAGATCGTCACGGGTAAGAAGTCCATCACCCCGGACACCGCCATCGACCTGGAGAAGGCGCTGGGCCTCGATGCCGGCTTCTGGGTCCGGGCCCAAGCGATGTACGACCTCGCCCAAGCCCGACGGAGGCGACAGGAGCGGGAGCTTCCTCCAACATGACAGAACCACGACAGAACCACGCCCCGGTGCACCCGGGGCAGATCCTCCGCGGCGAGCTGGACAGCCGGGGCATGTTGCAGCAGGACCTCGCCAAGGCCATGGGGCGGCCGTACCAGGCGATCTCGTTGATCGTCACAGGCAAGAAGTCCATCACGGCCGACACCGCGATCGACCTCGAAGAGGCCCTCGGCATCGACGCCGAATTCTGGCTCCGCGCCCGGTACGCGCACCAGCTGGTGTGCGAACTGGCGCAAGCCCGCCAGCGACGCTCCACCCGTCGCCATCAGAAGGCTGGCGCGCCAAGTGACCAGTGAGACCTTCCGGGGGCCGGGCGAGATCATCCGCCAGGCCATCGCCGACGGCCCCCGGTGGATGTGCCAGAAGTACGTGGCGCGCAAGGCCGGCATCTCCGAGAAGCACCTCAGTCAAATCGTCCGAGGCGGAGTCCGGATGTCCGCCCGCGTCGCCGTCCGACTCGAAGGGCCACTGGGTGTGCCGGCCCTGGATCTGCTCGTCGCGCAGGCACTCGTGGACATCGCCGTGGCCAAGGCGGAGCAGGCCGGCGGCTGTGGCCAGACAGGCAAGGTCAGCGACCCCCGCCACGT